CTCATTTAATATTCCACTAGCTTGAGTACGAACAGCAGTGGCAGATAATAATTGTTGTTTTGTTGTAAAGAATATACCATTAGGGGACTTAACATCTTTAAACATTTTAGCTAAGCGTTCAACATCAGCCGCGCTATCTCTAACAACACGGATACCTCCTCTTAAAAGGTAATCTGTTGTTCCTATATAGGGAGAAAGGTCATCAGGGATATTGTTAGTAACATATGGCTGACCACTGTTACCCCCATAAACCCTGTCATTCCCATATCTTAGGGACTTAAGATCCGTTTTAAGATCAATTAAACCCATTATTATCTAGGTAAGTTATTCAAATAAGGTAATTTTCCGCTTACTTTAGGGGCTAAACCATCTAAATCTAATTGTGAGATAGCTAAAGCAGTCTCATATCTAGATTGTCTATCATAAATTTTAGGTTGTTTACCATCTAAATCTAATTGAGATTTAGTTAAACCGTCAATTTGAACTGTTTGTTTATCATATTCTAAAGGTTTTCTACCATCTAAATCTAATTGTGATTTAGCTAAACCATCTAAATACTTAGATTGTTGGTTGTATTTATCTGGATTGTCTCCATCATATGGAGTTAATTGAGATCCGTTTGAGGTTAATTTATCTAAAAGTCCCATGGTTGTTTTATTATAAATATTAAAATATTAAGAGTTTAATTTAAAAGTATGTTTACTATTTGTTGTACCTACTTTATCAGCTTCAAAATAAACATTACCTCCATTTTCTACAGCAGCGATAAGTTTATCTAATTTAGCATAAAATTCATTTAAAGGTATAACTGCTTCTCCTGAACTAAGTTTTGCTGAGAATGTATCATTTGGGAATCCAGTAGGTATTATACCTCCGGTTGCCATTTTTGGACCACTAGCTGAAATAACTTCATCACGTTCAATACTGCGTGTTTCAGCTTGACTAACACCTTTATTTTCTAATGATGTTTTTGTATCAGGTGTTGTTTCTTCTCCTCCACTACTAAATATAGCTGAGAATAATCCATCTTGTGACCATCTTTTGATAAAGTCTGCTAATAAGTTAGCAAATTTATCTATGGTTTCACCAGTAAATGCTCTAGAAAATGATTCTTTTACTTTTTCTAAAGTATCATTAAATTTTTGTTGAGCTGTTTGAGATTCTAAAGAAGCAGTTGCTTCTTCTCCTAACAACTTAACAATTTCTTCTTGAGCCATTCCTGCATTTTTAAGAGCATTATAATAATCACCAGCAGCTGCTTTACCAGATACTAAGTTTTTATAAGTAGCGTCATCAATTTTACCGCTTTTCTTAAGATTTTCAATAGTTTCTTTACCTAAAGCATTAAATCTGCCTCTTAAATTATTAAGACTTTCTTGTTGAACTAACATATCAGCTAATTCACCTCTAGAAGTGCCCATAGCTTTAGCTAATGCTTCTTGCTGGATGACATTCATTTTAGAAAAGTCAGCTGAAGATCCAACTTGTTTATTAATTTCTTTAGCTACTGTTTCTAAATCTCCATTTAAAGCTGCTCTTCTAGCAGTTTCAAGATTTAAATCTCTACCTAATAATAATTCTGCTTCTAATTCTGATGATATAGATTGTTCAAAGTTTAATAAACCTTGAGATATAGCTTCTACTTTACCTAAATCACTACCTAATTCAGCAGCGGCTATAGCTGCTTTAGCCAATCCATCTGCGCCTCCTTTTACAGATAATTTAATAGCATTACTAGCTGTTAAAACATCTTTTAATATTTTTCTTTCATCTAATAGAATACCAGATTCTATTTTTCTTAATCGGGTAGTTCCAAGAATTGAATTTTTGGTATTATCTATATTTTTACCTGTTGCCGCTGTTAATTCTAATAATCCTTTTTGTTCATCTTCAGCTAATCCTAAAAATTTAGAGGCATTAGCAAATTGAACAGCTAATTCTTTACCTTCCTCACCTAAACTAGAAGATAAATCAACTGATGTACCTAATAATTGATTTAATTGTATATTAGCATTTACTAGATCTTTTTGAAGAATTAAATTTCCTGCTTGTATTTTACCAAATTCTCCGGCTTTGTCTGATAAAGCAAAGAAAGAATCTCTAACATCCGCGGCATCTTGTTTAACTATATTAAAGTTTTTAGCTATGTCTGTAGTTTGCTCATCTGCTGCTAACATAGCATCAACCATCATTTTAACTGCTTCAACAGCTAATGAAATAAGAGCTAAAGGACCTAAAGCTGCTTTTAATGAAGGGCCTAAAGCTTTAGCGCCAGCACCCATAGCTTGGAAACCACTAGCCCCATCTTCAGCAGCTTCAGTCATAGCTGCTTTAGCACCATCAACATCTAAAACATCCCCTAAAACAGGAATTTTCTTTAAGCCATCTAATAATTTACCACCTACACCTAAAGTTTCTTGAATTTTACGTTCTTTTTTTAATCTTTCATCAGTTAAATCAAGTAAATCTTTAATAGCAGATGCTTCTTCTTGTCTTTCAGCTATAAGAGCTCTAGCTTTTTCTAATTCTTCTCCTTCTAGTTCTCCTCTATTTATTTGATCCTGAAGGATTTTGTTAGCAATGTCTAAGTTAGAGGCTGCTTCTTTGTTTTTTCGTTGTAAAGTTTCAAGTTCTGTTCTAGATAATCTAGTTATTCCTTGTTGGTCATTTTTTAATTTTTCAGCACTTTTTTGGAATACACCCATTGATTTAGCACCAATGTTTATATTTTGATTGCCTTTTTTAAGTTCACCTACAATACTATTAAATTGTTGAAATAAACCTTTAGCACTTTTGCCAACATCTTCTAAATTATCTTCTACTTTGTCTAATTCTAAAGTCCATTGTGTTAAAACTTTATTAACACCTCCCATTGCTCTAATGGTGTCTTCAATGTTACTAGCATTTATACCCTCAAATGGATTTTCTTTACCTAAATCAGCATATCCTTTTTTAAGTTGTTTTAATAAACTTAATGCTTCTTTTAATTCTGATGGTGTAGGTTGATTTGCTGCCATTTATTGTTAATATATTATAAATATGGGAAGGCATCATTTTTTAGATGCCTTCGTCACATATGTAGGTACTTTAACTTGTTTGTTTTTAGATGCTTCTTCTTTTACACTTCCTTGCACCCAACTATCTTCATTAGAGTTATGATTTTTCTTTTCATAAAAATCTTTTATTTTATGGAAAGTATAATTTCTTAACCAAATAGGCATGTTATAAATTGTATTATAATCATATCCTCCTTGACCATGAAAAACTATCTCATGGATTTGATTAAAAACAGATAATCTAAATTCAGAAGAATTAGAAAAGGTCAGGCCAAAAAAAGTTAAGAGTAATAGGTACGTCGATGTCCTCCACAACACCATTTACGTCCATTTTATAATTTAAATCAACATCTGGAGCTAATCTTTTAGCGTATGTCCTTAAAGCTCTTGAATCTGAAGCTAGTAAATAGTTGTCAACAAAGTCTTTAATTGATGATTTATCTGTATCTCCTGCTACTGATACTATTTGTGTTTTTAATCTAGTAGTAACTTCAGTTGAAGTATCTTTATTAATTTTTTTATAACCCTCAATTTCTTGTTGAATTTTTTCTTCATCCTTATCTGATAAGAATTTAAATTCAACTTCTGTACCTGATGAAGGAAGAGTTATTTTAACTGTTCCTTTAGATGAAATAACACTTTCATCAAAGTATTTATTTTCTAATTTAGTTAAATCTACAGTATATTCTTTACCTCTGTATTTAAAAGTATAATCTTTACCATAACCTAAAATTCGTGATGCTACTAAAATAGCATTTTTATCACCTACAATTAGATCTTTAATATCAAATTTACCCATAGTTAAAGATTCTAACAATTTATCTAAAACAATATTGCTTTCAATATAGTTTTGGTTTGTTAAAATATCTTCTTCTTTAGCGGTCATGTATTTCATTTCAATTTTACCGCTTCTTAAAATGTGTCCTTCTGGATAAACTAGACCTTTTGATGGTAATTCTACAACTTCTGTTGGAAACTTAAATTCGCTCATAAACTTATTATTTATTATAAATATGTAAGAAAAAAAGAAGCTCATTCAATACACAGTAATCAGGTTGTACTTCCATAGTTAAGTTCACAGCTGTGTTTTCAGAATCCCAACTGTACTCACCAAAGTTAGCTGAAGTGATTAAAGCACCTTTAATAATCCATTCTGAAACGATATCACCTACAGGTCCTAATACGTCAAATGTTAAGTCTTTCTTATAGAAATCACTATAACCATCACGACCAGTTACTGATTCGTGGTGTAAACGTACCCATTCCATTACAGCTTGAGCACCAGAAGGAGTAATAGGATCAAACAATGTGAATGTTATAGGACCCCAAGTAGTTTTACCTTTAACAAAACGTTGTACGTTAATATGATTTAAAGGAACAGTACCTTGAGTCAATGATACAGCACTTACACCTTTGATTTCATAAGCAGGAATACCATCAATATACATTATAAAGCGGTTCGCCTGTTTTGGTTCAAAAGCGGTGAAAAATATTTCGTTTGGATTTAATACTGCCATTTTATTTATTTGTTATTTGTTATAAATATTATGTTTTTAAAAGATTACGCTGGGAAAGTTGCTCCAGTAGGTAAAACATTAAAGTTCAAGTAAATGAATTCAGCTGTCTTAGTTGGTTGTAAATAAATTTGACCTACTAATTGGTTTCTATCAATTACATCAGGTGTGTTATTACTTGAATCCATGATCACTTTAAAAGCATACAAACCTTGTCTTTGTTGTACTGATTCTAAGTATGGGTTAATTTGGTTCAAGAAACTTGTACGAGTAGCAATTGTGTTCTGTTCAAATACTAAGTTATTAGCTACTTGAGAAATATAAGACTTAAGAGCAATTAACAAACGACGAACATTTACACGATCCAAAGCACTAGCTTTAGTTTGTAATGTTTTCTGTCCGTAAACTACAACTCCAGTTCCAGGGAAAGTAGCAATTGGGTTAACTTTGTTTGTGTATAAAGTATCACGATTTGCTTGAGATAATTTTTTCTCAGCTCTTACTACTGTACTTAATCCACCTCTGTTAATACCAGCAGGTGCAAACCAAGGTTCAGATACTGAATCATTGTAAGCGTAAACGCCAGCTACTAATGTTGAAGCAGGAACCCATACTAATTGAGCAGAATCAGGATCAATTGTTTGAACCCAAGGCCAGTAAGCAGCAGCGTATGAAGTATTTTTAGCATTTGCTTGTGTAGTCACATCATTAATACTTGAACTATAAGGTACTAAATCTGTTACAAAAATAGCATCTCCTCTATTCATTGTATTATTAATGATTGTTGTGGTTTGTGAAGCACCAATTCTAGCAGGGGTAGCAAATAAACCAGGAGCAATCAATACATTATATCTATAGTCATCAGCATTTGCTAACAAACTAATCATATTATTGTAATCACTACCTGTTAAACCTTGAGTATTTGTAGCGCTAGAACTAATAGCATTGTAATAATTAGCTCCTCCTA